CTAATGTTTCTTTTTTTGTAATTAATCTAATTTATCTACATACAACTCCACACTTGCTCCAACAATTTCTCCTTATCAAAATCTCCCGTCGCCTTAATCCCACCAATCTCAACCACATCAGGCAGACTGATAAAGACACGGGCAAAGTCCTTGCTACTGATGCCTACAAGTTCAACAAAACCTTTCATCGTAGCAGGTTTGATGGAGCGACCACTACTACAATCGTAAATGTTTCCCTTTTCCATCCACATATACATCTTACTTTTCATCTTAATCATACCAAGATGGTATTTGTCGTTTGCTTTCAATTGATTTGCGTTCATTTTCGTCATTATTGCTTACAGAAAGGTTAAGTATATTTTAATTCAATTTTTTATTTAATTCAAGATTAAATACTTTTATTTATTTACTTCTATAAGTTCTACTAAATCTACTTCAATTTTTTTTTCGGCGTTTTTTAATTTTTAAAGCATCCCAGACAGACAGCATTTAAATCTCTATCTGTTTCACATCCTACACAGATTTCCTTACAGGTGTAGCATCGGCACTCGTCTTTTTCACGACAGTCGTAGCACCAATCACCACTACCTTCCTCTGCCTTATCTCCACAAGTGTCGCATACACCTTCACCATCTCGGCATTCCTCACACCAACCTTTATTTCCCATCTCCACCTTTCCAGCACACTCTACACAGGGTTCTTCTTCGTAAATCGTAGTCATTTTGTTATTTTAATGCTTATAGAAATAATAAATAAATCTACTTCAATTTTTTTTTCTACAAAAAATTACATTATTGCTGATGTAATCTTTCAGGGTCTAATAACTTTCAATAACGGAGAGATGGTCTATTGGAATGTATAAATGGGGTTGCTCGTCCCAAGATTGTCCCGCTCTACTAAATTGTTCGCAATCGTAGTCTTTGAACTTCTCCTCATCATATTCAATATAAGTAAGACAGTCCTTATAGTTAAAAATTAGTATTACAGGTTTATCACTTCCTTCCGTCTTATTCTTGGTAATCATCGTTGTTGGATATGCTCTCATCTTGTTTGTCCTTGATTTAACTTCGTAATTGTAGTTTTCATCGTAGTAGTCATATTTAGCATATCTGCCTTCTGTTGGCGTGATTTCTCTACCGAAATGAGAGCGTAATAAGGGTAAGATAATATGCTCTTGCTTCTTGCCGTATTTGTATGAGTTCTCCCAATTTACCATATCTATATACTATACAGATTTTATTTTCTCCTAAACATTCCGCAAAATAATCTAAATCGCTATTTTTTATTCTCTCTGTATAATATAAATGAGTGAAAAAGAAATACAGAAAAGAATAACTGAACCGATGACTAACTTTGATTTAGAAAAATATTTAGGTATTAATCCAAGCGACATTATCAAGTATAGTGATTTAAGTGATTACGATAGTATCCAGCAACTATTACCCAAAGACGATAGTTTTAAGGTCTTACTGATAGAGGATAAACTTAATAGCGGTCATTTTGTAGGACTGTTCCGCTTTGGAAATACAATAGAATATTTCAATTCTTACGGTGCGAAATGGGATACAGATTGGAGGTTTATTCCTCGTATGATTAGGACGATATTAGGTCAGGCAACCAACGATTTAACCAGACTTCTTGATAAGGCAAAGAAAGACGGATTTACAGTTGTTTATAACAAGAAACGATTACAGAAATTATCACCTAAAATACAGACTTGCGGACGCTTTGTTGCGATGAGGCGACACTTGGGACAGATGGGTTATACTCTACCTCAATTCCAAGCAGAATTGGAAAAGTTGAGAGATAAGAATACACCCAAAGGACAGAAACGGAAAACGAATGACTGGGTTGTTGCGAAATATATTGAATAATTTAATCTAACTATAATCTAAATGAGCGTGAATAACGAAATAGGTTGGAAACATACAGAGGATAATGACTGGAATACACCTAAACCAGTATGGGATAAAATAGCACCCTTGTTGAATAAAGATAAAATGTATTGGTTGCCCTTTTTTAATGACGGATATTCGGGGAAATGTATGCGAGATAATGGATTTAGGACAATTGACTACGAGGAGGATTTCTGGAAAACGATGTATGATGATGTAGTAGTGGTAGATAATCCACCTTATAAAATCAAGAGCATTCCCAATCTTAAAAGGAAAATAATGGAAAGACTTTGCGACAACGGCATTCCTTTTGCTCTGTTATTTCCTACGACTACTATTCATACGAAATATTTTAAAGAACTCCAAGATAAATACGGTAAGTTTCAACTGATAGTGCCGAGTGAAAAGATAAACTTTGAGAAATATGAGGGACACGATAGTCGTTCTCTATTTTATACAATATGGATATGCTGGAATATGGAGTTGGAGAATGATATGATTGTAGTGTAGGGATGTAGGGTGTAGGGTGCTTGGAACTTTATTTATAATAAGATTGATTGTCTTGTTATAAATATTAACTAATGAAAATAGACCCTACACTATACACCCTACACTAATTATCAAAATGGAGAGAAGCGAGAGTTCCTCTGCGATGCGAGGCAGGAGTTTTCATCATATCCTCTGTAAGTTCTTGGGGACTTATACGGAAACACTTACCACTTCTGGTGCGTCCTTCTTCTTGTGGTGTTGGTGCTTGGGTAGGTGGAACTTCTGTAATTCCAAAATCAGGTTTCGGTCTGTATTTATTATTTACGATTTCATCAATAGAACACTCAATAGCATTACCCGCAACATCGTAAGCAATTATAAACTTTTCTGTTGTAGTATCGTGATTGTGTATGGTGAAAGTAGCGTTCTCCATATTGGGTAAAGGTTCTGTGGAGAGTTTAATATCTCTCTTTAATTCAGGTTTTTCTAAATTATCTGGGTAGGAACTCATTATAATCTATATAGAGATAAAAAAATCTAAACCGACATTCCTAAAACTTTGTGGTGGGGAATAACCAAGTTATAATGTTCGTGAGCGTAGCGTCTATCTCTATCTCTGGGTGGGAAAAAGAAATTATCCTCCATCGGCATTATACTACCTCCATATCTGGCGACAGGTCTTACAACTCCATCACTATTACCAGACGGAGGAGCAGGTGCGATAGGTGTGAAAGTAGAACCAGCAGGAGGTTCAAAGGGCATCAAAGGTGGTGCTAATTGGGGAGGTGCGAATGTTGGAAAAAGGTTCGCTTGGTTCGTTGCTGCTGGTGCGTGTTGTGGGTGGTGTGATGGGTGAATTGGAACTCCCATATCTACGGCGATGTCTTGACCTACTGGTGTAGTATAACCGTCGTTAGGTGGCGATTGGTTGTCGCCTTGTTGAGGATTAGGATTGGTAGGTTGAATAGGTTGATTGGTTGGTGTTGTATAACCATCGTTAGGTGGTGTTTCAGGTGGAGTGATTACATTAACTAATCCATCTGCGATTGCTTCGGCAAGGAAATCATCGGTGAGGTTGTTAGAACCCCCAGATATACGGAATGGAAATGGCGGTCTTGATGTTCTCGGCATTATACTATTACTGGATATTTTTTTAAATGGCGGGAGATTGCTTTTACCTTTTATCTTCTGTTTTAATTTAATCTGTTTTTTCAGGTCATCGGGGTCAATCTCGCTGGGCGTAAGTGGTGTATCTTTGGAAACCTTTTTTGTGGGTCTATATACAGGGTAATCCCGTTTTCCAATATCCTCCCAATCTTCTCTAAACCATCGGGTCAGTCCGTCTTTCTGTTTCTTACCTTTGTATTTCCCACCTCGTTCTTTGTATTCTTTTACAATCCAACCACTCTTATAAGCAGAGGGTTTAGAGTATTTTTTGTCTGCTTCTTGCTTGACCTTGTTATATAATGCTTTATTCGTAGGTTCGCTCATCTTATTATAACTATATATTATAAGATGATAATTGATATGTTAATATGGTTTCTTAAATATTGGACGGCAGAGGGTCTTTGGTATTATTTTAAAATAACTATTTAATCGTGCTTGATGTAATGCTTTGATGCCGTATCTACACTTGTTCCCATTTACTTTGCGTCCTCTTTTAATTCTTTTGCTTGTTCTCCATATTTACTGGTTAAATAAATATTTCGCAAGAGAGATGAACCCACCTTTTTACCGAATATTTTATTTAATGCTCTCGTCATTTCAGTAGAGGAGGTCATCTCCTTACCGTCGTAGGTCATTAGAAAATGAACGGGTTGTCCTTTCTTTATTTCTTTGGCGTTGGGATGGAACTTTAAATATACCTTGATGAGTTTTTGGAGTTCATCGGGAATATCTAATACTTGCTGTTTATAAGTCTTTTGGGTCTTGAAATTATTGAATACCCATTTCATTCCTTTCGTATCTAAATAATTATATTCTTTTTCGTCAGGGACACCTTTTACAATCAACATATCTGTATAATCTTTGTTCCTACGGGGTGATTGTAGGCAATATAGTCCAAGAATAACAGCGTCCAAGAGTTCCTTGTATTCCGCCTCACTCAATTTACGCTTACCTTGTATCTTGGGGACAATCTCCATCAGGTTCTCGCACTTGGTCGCAACCTCGTCTTGGGACATCCAGTTCTCCTCTTGTTTCTCTGTCTTGGTGTTGTTGGTTTTTAAATCTTTATTTACCTCAATTAACATCTCGTAATACTTGTTATACAGTTTCTTATATTTTGCTTCTGGACGGTCTTTCAAGGAGGATACAATCGCAATTATATAAGTTCTTTTAGTGTTGGGTTTTAGATTTTCCAATTTTCCCATTATTTCAGGTTTTCCTAAAAAGTTTAGATTTTTAATCTCTTTTCCATTATTCAATTTTGTAAGATTGAATGTATATAGTTTCCGTGATGACGCTGAAATATCAGGTTTAAACTCAAAGGGGTCAAAGTGTTTTACGCTCATTATAGATTATATATAGATTATTATTCTCGGCAAAAACCCCTAAATATATCTTCTTTTGGATTAGAGTGTTGAATGTAGATTACATCAAAATTATCGTTGTAATGGATTATTACTTTCTCGCCTTCATCATTTAGTCCTATAATGTTTATAAACTTACAATCTTCTTTATCGCACATTTTTATATATAATATATTAAGATTATTTTATCTACCTATAATATAAATGAGTGGTTCTTATTATCAGTTAAATCAAAAATACAACCAATTATTAGCACTAATCGCCGCAGGTGGCGGTGGTGGTGGTGGTTCTGTATCTAACCCGATGACGAGTGATTTAAACGGTGGAGGATACGATATTGTTAATGTAGATGCGGTGAATGCTATTAGTTTTGCTGGAACAACGATGACCGCTAATAGAGTGTCCGCCGCCGACCTCTTGACGGCAACTAATTTTAACGAAACAGACGCTCCCTATTATAATAATTTAGGAGCAATTACAAATACAGGGACAGGAAAGTATCAAATAGCACAAGTCCCAGTCGCCGCCGATGCTGAATGTTCTACTCTTTGCGTCCTTCGGGCATTAGATAGTGGATTGAAACACCAAGTCTTTTTTAGTATAATGGCGTATGAGGATAAAGCAACTATCGTCGTGTTAAATAATGTTGCCGAAAGTGATACACCAGTATTCGGGCAGATTACTTACGGTGAGGATATTGCTGGTGGCGGGGTGAATACGCTGTCCTTTACTTGTTTCACTCCAAGTGCTACTTGCGAGTTCGCTGTATTCCAAAATCAAGGACAAAATGGAGGTGCTGGTTCTTACGGTTCTACTTTCCAATTCGCCTCTGGTGCTGTTCCAGCAGACCATCTTTTAGTGTATCAAAATGCCGAACTCACCCTTAATACCGTCCAGACAACAGGAAATATGAGAGTAGAGGGCGGGTTATATGCTCTTGATACAGATACAAAATCCTTACAGGCAAACGAAATAGCAACCCTTACATTCCCCGATATTGCTTTTCTTAATAATGTTGATTTTCAAACCACCAATTCAGTCAAGAATGCTTTTGCCGTTCAAACCGATAGTCTTGGTGCTACAACGGTGGGTGGTGCGATTAATACCACGAGTGATGTTAATTTTAATAATAATACGCTCTTTAATGCTCTTGATGATTTCGTTTATTTCGGCGACAATATTGACCTACAAGGTGCGTCTTTATATAATGTAAATACTCTGGTGGGTGCTGGTGGTGGAGCAAGTGATATTAATGTAAATTGTCCTTTCCTACAACTTGGAGGTAATAATATTGAGGGTGTTAATTCTATTGCGGTAGATACTATCTTTGAGAGTTCTGCGGGTAATGGTGTTATACTCGGTAATGAGATTAAGATGGGAAATAATAAAATATCATCTCTCGGTGTCCCTACTGCGAATGCTGACGCTGCGACGAAATTATATGTAGATACTGTTGCTGGTAGTTCAGGCGTTCAAAACCCGATGGTTGCTACGCTTGATGGTGGAGGACAGAATATTAATAATGTTAATTCTTTTGCCGCCAATACAATTGCTAATGACCCCGCTGGAAACCTTCTTTCTAACGGTTTTTTCGCTCACGGTGGAGTGTCCGCTACTACTTTCGGTGTAGGAGGAACAGAGATTACCTTTGCTCCATCTGCCTCTTTAAAAATTAAGAACTTTGGACTTTCCAACACTTATTTTGATTACGACCAAGCAACCCAGACTTTAACAACTGAAAATGGAGCAAGACAAGAACTCGCTGGTGGTGCTTTAATGGAGGTAAAAGCAGGTGCGAGTATTTCTGTTGCTACGGGTGGTATTATTGATGCCTCTGTTGGTGGTGCTATTTTATTAAATCAAACTGCCGCTCCTCCCACTTCTGGTTTAGGTGAATTAAACATCCTTGATATTCAGGGTGCGGGTCGTGATGGTGTATTACAGGCAAATACTCTTATCGGTGGAGGTGTTATTCCAAGTGCTTTTGGTTGCTCTACTACGGTAAATAAAAGACTTGATGCGACCGTTTTACCTTTTACCTTTGGTGGGACGGGTTGGGATAGTTCCAACGATGGTGATTTAATCCGTTTCAACGATAGTGATAGTTTAATTTTCAAAGAGGGATTACCCGCTGGTATAAATAACCACGACAACAACCCTATTGTCTTTGAGGGTTGGATTGTAGGAATTGGTGCGAATAATGGTTCTAATCTTGGCGGTTGGATATGCTCTGGTGGAGCGTCTATTGAGGTGATTTCCTCCTCTGCTGGTGCTTTCCCCATTCCAGTTATTTTAGGTCAAGCAGGACAAGCATTTAATAGTGAAAATAGAATAATTCCCCAAGCAGGTTGGATTAGAGCAGATAATCCCCAATTGGGAGGTCAGCAACTCGCTTTAAGACTGAATATTCCAGCGGGAGATACGATTGATATTCAAGATGTCGCTAATGCTGGGGTCAATCTTAATTGTGTAATTTTACAACAAATCCCTATTGTTTAATTTAGTGTAGGGATGTAGGGTGTAGGGTGCTTGAAACATTTATATTTAAGATGGTTGGGTTGGTGATATAAATATAATCTAATTAAAATAGACCCTACACTATACACCCTACACTAATTAATAATCTCGGTTTTTTCATTATAAAATAATGTATGTATATATTATAATGAGTTCAGCAAATAGTTTAGGCGAAGCAGATTACCCAATTCCCATCGGCGTAATGACCTTTTGGTGTGGCGATACAAATGGGGTCGTTCAACCTCCTAACGGATGGTTAATATGTGATGGAAGCGAACAATTAGTCGCAGATTATCCACTACTTTACAATATTCTTGGAGATGAGTTCGGGACACCAAGCGACGCAGACCATTTCCTATTACCCTCTACAATCGGCGGAACAGCAACCCAAAGCGACGGTAAATTACCCCTTTATAAAGGAACAAATACAGGGACGGTAGATGCTGGTGCTGCTGGAACAGCAAATCTTTCTTTTACATTAGCAGAGGCAAATATGCCCTCTCTACCAACTTACGATGGAACAACAGGAATACAGGCAACAAATACCGTATGGACGAGTTCCGTTAATTCTGCCCGTAATGTGGCGGATAATGATACATCAGGCGGTTCATCAAATACATCCACCACTACCCGCCAATATGTCCCCTATAACACCCCAGTAGCAGGTATTAAAGGCATCACCCCTACGCAGACCAACCCCAATATGCTTACCAGACAAACAGGAGCAACAGCATATACAGGAACAATCAACCTTGATGGAGAAGTTCCAAAGAGATATGAAATGCCTATAATCATTAAGGCAGGATACGCTTTTTAATCTGGAACATTTAGCACTATTTTTATATGTATATATATTATAAGATGTCGCAATTAAACCCGTTTAAAAATGCCGCAAGTCCCGACCAGATTTACTTTGATATTACGGTAAGCAACTTACAAAGCACTACGACTGAACCTCCCGTATTTTACTTTAACGAGCAAAGAAGCAGTCCTTTCGTAATGAACCCAGAAGACTATTACCTTTCTATCTTACGCTTTACGGTTGAAACTGGAACACTCCCAGTATTTATCCCAAGTATCCAACCCGACCAAGCGGACAGAGATTTAACAATTTATTCTTGTAGTCTTGAATGGACTGACCCAGCAACCTCAACAGTCTATTCATCAGGCGAAACCTTTTTAAGATATTACCCGCAAGACAAGTCTGCTGTTCTACCACCCGCACCAAACGCAACAACAAACGGAATACAGAACAATCTAACAGGTTATTATAATATATATAACTATTCAGTCCTACCTTTACTGGTAAATGCCGCCCTACAAGTAGCATACGCCGCCCTAAACACCGCTGTTGTCGCCGCAGGTCTTACTCTACCAAGTGATTTCGCACCAGTAATGACTTGGGACAGTAGTAGCGATAGTGCCGTCCTCTATTTTGATGTAGCAGGTTATAGCACTTATTTCCCAGCATCTACCTATCCAGTTCCACCAGCAGGATACAGTCCAATCCAGTTGTATTTTAATGCTCCTCTTTACGGACTTTTCCCATCCTTTCCTACGGAATATTTAGGGTATAAAACCTCTCTTAACGGAAAGAACTTCCGCTTTGACCCCGTTAATTTTGGCGGTATTGATAATGGAACAATTACTCCTTTCCCAGTTCCTACTGCTCCAATTCCTTCAACTTGGACTTCGGTTCAGGTTTATCAGGAATATAGCACGATTGCTAATTTCTCTCCCATCGTAGGTTTAGTATTTACATCCAATACCCTACCCATTCAACCAAATCAAGTATCAACACCCGTAGTTTATAATAACGCCCAAGAGTTAGTTTTAGGAGGTAATAATAGTGATTTCGCTAATGTGATTACAGATTTAGTGAGTGATACAGGACAATACAAACCCAATCTTGTTTATAATCCTACAAGTGAATATCGCCTCATTACTCTTTACGGCAATAGACCATTAAGCAATATTGATATTCAAGTATTTTGGAGAGATAAGTTCGGCAAATTAAATCCTTTTAGATTGGCGAGTGGCGAGGCAATTACAATTAAAGTAGCATTCTTGAAAAAGGGGAAATACAATAGAAAAGCGGATACGAACGATAGAGTTTAGATTTAGGAGAAACCAATTTATTACAATTTTATAATATTTATTTTCGTAGTATATATTATAAAGATGAGCGACTTTAAAACTGTTTTAGTTAGAGATAGTGTGATTGGCGACATTACCAGCGACCTTGATTTCGCCGTCAAGTCTGGTGCTTCCCAAACCACTTTTCAAAGATTTCCAGCGACCTCCGCATCCAATTCCTCCCTAATCTACTCAATTCAAGTCCCAAGTGAAAATGTAGTTATAGGTAGAGATTTACTTATCACTTCTGGTATAAGTTTTACCCTTACTGCCGCAAATGTCCCATCAGGAACATTAGCATTTAACTATGGTTCAACCGACGCTCTCCAAGCATTCCCTCTTGCTTCCCTAATGACGACCGCAACCGCCCAAATTAACAATACCGCCGTATCTGTTAATCTTCAAGATATTCTCCCTTCTCTTTTGAGAATGAATAACTCCCGTGAGTTATACCGTTTCAACTCCACCACTCCCAGTCTTCCCGACCAAGCATACGCCCGATATGCTGATGGTGTAGGAACAAATAACAATCCTCTTGCTGGATATGCTAATGCTTCTTACGATATAGACCAAGTGCCTCGTGGTTCTCATCCCATCTCTCTTAATGTAGTCCATACCCTCGCCGCTGGTGGAACTGATGATAGTTTAGTATCTACTGATGCTGGTGATACTTGGGTGATTGAGGTTTCCACCATCGTTGCTGAACCTCTTTTCCTTTCTCCCTTCATCTTCGGCGACCCAGAATATAATTTACAGGGTCTTTTAGGCATTAATAATATGACTTTCACTTTCAATATTGATGCTACTTGTAAGAGATTGTTTAGCAGTTCTACTGGTTTCATCACCTCTATTGCTCTTGGAACTGCCGCCAACCCCAACGGTTTCACCTCTACAACTCAAATCGCAGGTGTAATGAACCAACCTTCTAACCCCGCTATGTTGTTAAAGTTCCTTTCAACTCAACCCAGCGACCTAATTGAAACCAAGAATGTTGTGCCTTATATGGACTTCCCCCGCTACTTGACCTCATCTGCTAATACCACCGCAGTTGCTCCCCAAGCGTCCGTTGCCCTTACCAGTTCCAATCTTCAAATCAATCAAATCCCCGACCTTTTCGTCATCTCTGTAAGAAAACCTATGAGTGCTATGACTATTGCTGATGCTAATGCCTTCTTTACTATTAATAATGTAAGCATCAATCTTAATAACCAGTCTGGTCTTCTTTCATCTGCTTCTGCTTACGACCTTTGGCGTATGTCTGTTAAGAATGGTTCAACCCAATCTTGGCGTGAGTTTAGCGGTGTTGCTGATGTTGCTGTTGGTGGTGTCGGGACTGGTGCTGTTGTAAATACAACTGGTTCTCTTCTTATTATCAACCCCGCTTACGATTTATCACTTCCCGATTATATTACTTGCGGTTCTCTTGGTAATTACAACTTCCAATTCCAAATGGGAGCAACCAATACCATCTCTGCCTCTGGTGGTGCTAATATCACCCCCGAAATCTGTTGTATCGCAGTCAATAGCGGTATTCTAACAACTCAACAGGGCGTAAGTGCTATTTATACTGGTATTATTACAAAGGAGATGTGCTTATCTGCTAAATCCAAGCAACAGGCATCCGCTATGAAATCTGCTGAAATCTCCCGTATGGTTGGTGGTAATATGCTTAATATGCCCCTTCACGGCATCGTCAAACGCTTTTGTGAGAAAAGAGGAGGCGTTGTTTCTGGCGGAGTTCCAAGCGGCGGTGCTACTTCTGGTGGTGCTTCTCGTCTTGCCGATATGTGCCGTTAATTAAATTAGTGTAAGGATGTAGGGTGTAGGGTCTTGTAAATCTTTTATTTAGAAAGGTTCGTCCAGAGATGGATTGAAATAACTAATGAAAATAGACCCTACACTATACACCCTACACTCTTTCAAAAATCAGGATATATAGGAAAATAAAAATAGAATATTTAGATAGACATATTAATTATTTAATATG